AAAACAATATCCCCAGAATCGTGCGCGGCTCCCTTGATTCGCGCTTCTTCCGAGAATCCCATCTTGCTGACCAATGCTAGCGCCCGGGTATGGTTGCTGCTGATTGGCCCTATGATCTTATCAACATTTGCGACGTTGTAGGGATAATCAAATGCCGCTGCAACGTAACGAGGGGTCACCTTGTGCCACACAATGTGGCAAACCACGCTGACCCCGTTCCAATTCTCATAAACCGTACCGGCTACTAACTCGCCGTCACGCTCCAAACCAAGGGCAACTGATCGGTTAGGGTCAAACGCCCCGCCCGTGTAATCAGATACCCATAAGCCCACATGGGGGCCGCTGACTATATTCCAGCCCATCCGATTTGATACACAACGTCAGTTGATGCCCATTGAATCTGTAAGTTTTTACTGCTGCTCGTAAACGAAATAGCGCCCGAGTAGCCCAAACCTGTCACGCCGGATTGGTTGTTCGTGATGACCACATCCGAACCCCACAACGCCACATCCCATGAGCCAATGTCCCACAACCCTGCGGTGGTGGGCGAGAACGACAGCGCACCCGTCTGGTCTACCGTCTGAAAATCGGTGTTAATGCCAATGACGATCTGCGGCTGACCGTTGCTAAAAATGCTTGGGCGGGCGCGGGTGAAGTATTTGATGACGCCACGCGTTTCAAAGTAGTTGAACGCTTGCAGCGCCTTGGTCGGGATCGGCTCCCCGTCGTCCATATAGCCGTTGTCGCCCGTTGTCCACGCCTTTGAAACGTAGGTATTGCCGCCAAAGTACGGCTCACTTCCTACCAACGCCCACGAACTTGCGTTCCAGCCCGTAAAGTTACACCACGCTTTTGTGATGTTGTTCATCACAAACTGCTGTTGCCCGGTGCTGACTGGCACGTTGACGATTAGGGCGTTGTTGAGCGGGTTATAGAGCAGCGCCCAGCCAAACGTGTCTTTATACGTGCGTGCTGCTGACGCAAATGCGCCCTGTATCTTGTCTGACAACGCGATGTTGGGGTCAAGGCGCGACGATTGCAGCGCAGAGGCAAACGGGATCAAACCGTCCAACGTCAGAATCAGCAGGTCACCACCGTACTTGGTCACGCAGCGCCGACTGATTGGCTGGCCGATGATCCACACGCCAATAAGCGACCATGTAGAGGCATTGGATGGGTCTGTGCCGCGATATACGGCCACTTCGCCCTTGTCGCTAATCAACACAAGGTTGTCGTCAACGCCGTAGCCTGCGTCAATCGTCCACGTTGCCATCGCCGTGAGTTTGCCGCCCAAGTGCATGACGCTAGACAGGTCAAGCACGTTAGCCGCGCCACCAACTGACGCAACCGGCAAATACCATGCTTTTAGGGTGTCTTTTTGAATAAACCACATTCTGTTTTTGAACAGCGTGGGGCTTTCCAAGTCAGTTGTAGTAACGCCCGTAATAGCAGGCGTGGATACGCCATCAATCGGCGTCCATGTTGTGCCGTTGTACAGCAACGGTTTGTCTACGCCGTTAGCAGCATAAAGGTAACTGCCGCCGCCCGTAGTTACGTTGGTGTATTCCCATGCGGAGTTAGAAAGGCTGGCGACTAGCGCCGATCCTGCCGTGCCAGCAGAGGTAACGTCGTAAATGTTGCCAGTAGAAATAGCAAACAACTTGATGGTGTTGCCTGCGTTGTACGTCATCAACGTATCAACGGTTCCCGGTAACCCAACCTTGTGTTTGGTGTATCCACCGCGCAAATTCACGTTGGAAACGCTCGGAAACATATTCTCCAAGTACACGGCATCCGTAGGAGCCATGTTGGCGAGTGCGTCCCGAGCGTTCCAGCCACCCACCGGGGCAGGCAACGACGCCACGTTGGCGGTCGTTTTCTGAATTAGCCGCCTGCGAACGGGCGATGCCATTATTGGCTGTCCGTGCCGTAGCCGCTGTCAGGAATGTTGTCGTACCCGATAAGTACGGTTCCCGGTCGCGGGGCAAAGGAAAGGTTGGCGGCGGCCACATCCTGCGCAATGGCGGTTTCCAGTTCTGCGATGTAATCGCGGTACAGCGCGGTAGTGTCAAAGCCCTTGGCCTCAAAGTATTTGAGTTTGGTGCCCAGCACCATCACGCGATCAGGGTAAATGCAGGTGTCGGTGTCAGCGGTAAAACTGGTTTTTGCCACGCCAAGGGCGTTGTTGACCCAAGCGTTGCTGCGGTACTCAAAGCCGAGCAACTCGCCAGCGTTCATGCCCGGCCAAATCTGGAAGTATTTGCCGAGCAATCGCCAACGGATACGTGGGCCGGTGCTGATATAACCCGACAGCAGCCATTCCCATTGCTGTGCGCTCTCGGGGCCGAGCATTTCCCAACGCTTGCTCTTATCCCAATGCGTGCGGTTGACCGTGCTGTTGTAGTCGGCAGGCAGGTCGTATTTGACCTTTTGGAATATCAACTGCCCGTCAATTTGCGCTTCGGTAGGGGCGTAGTTCAGCGTAAGGCTAGTGTTGCCCGTTACAGCGGTGACGTAAGTGGCATTGGGGATGCCAACGCCCTGCACCTGATACGTCGTGTCTAGTCCCACGGTAGAGGGAATACCGGTCACGGTATACGACGTTGTTGACCACGTTCCGGTGGTCGTAATCGCCTCGGTGTAAAACGTGTGCTGTTTGGTCAGTTCTCGCCAATCAGCACGACGGAGCAATTCATAGCCGCAAGCGTTCATCAACGCGAGTAACTGGATAACGTCCTGACTGGCGTTACCTGCGACCGTGGAAGGAGTCGGAATACCCAACTCGTTTGTGCATTGCTGCACTAATTGCACCATCGTGCTGCCCATACTATGCCTCCGCTAATTCTTTAGGCGGTCGTCCACGACGCTTGGGGGCGTCCTCCAACAACTGCGCCATCTGTGCTTGCAAGGCGGCCAGTTGCTTCTTGGTATCTTCCAACTCTGCACTTGCGTCCGAGCGGTTTTTGCGGTTGAGGTACTGGCGGGCGCGTTCACGCAAACCCACGCCACCCATGCCAACACGCTGCAACTGCCCGTCTGACGCCAGCGCCAACTGTTCTACGGTGACAAACTTGAGGATTGCCAACTCGGCAATCTGGTCACGGTTGATTTCCTCGGGAGCATCTTTATGCCAATGCGACAGCGGGGTGCCGATCTGCTCTGCGGCGCTCTCGCCCTGCTGCATTTGGTAATACAGCCATTGGCGCGGGAAACGCTCTTTGTGGTCGTCACGGCAGGGCTGGTCAATGATGTTGGTCTTGTCGCCCGGTGCCATGATACGCACGTAAGTTTTGCCCTCGATTGCGCCAGAGTCCTTGGTGTAGAACTCAACGTGCAGTTGGGCGTCGGCATTGTTTACATCGCTGTCTAGCATTGTCCTTGCTCCTGTGGGGATTACAGGTTGTTGACCTGTGTAATGGTACAAATGACTGAAGGAATTGCAGGCCATACGCTTGTGGCGCTGGCTGCAAGAATTCTAACGCTTGTGTCATCAACTGCCCACATCAACTCAACGTAGTGGGTCGGTTCAAGTTGGATGATGAAATTCCATGCTGCAACGGTACGCGCAGCGGTGCCTTGGATGGCAACCGTACTTGCTGTATTTGGCACATTAGTGCCGTTTTTACGCAGCCAAATGTAGACGTTACCTGCGCCGCCCGAGGTTTTATCTAACTGCGCCGAAAACTGGACGTTATAGACGCCTTGATTTGCCACAACAATGCGGGAAGTGGGCGATCCGATAGACACGCCATTGCTGCTATCGGTGGTATTAAACGTCATGCCATAGGCGGTATTGATAGATGCTGCCGCTTGTAAAGACGTATCTGAAAAAGAACCGTAATGCAGAATAGGGACTGCTCGCCCAAACCCCTGCAATTCTTCCCAAACCGTGTTGCTAACGGCAAAGAACAAAGCCGAGCAGCCCGTGTTGATTAGTCCAGAACCTACGCTGTTGATGCTGCTGTTGGCGTCGTACGGGTACACCAACAACGGATTTGCTCCGCCGTTACGCACAATGATGGTTTCGCCCATTTCGGTCGGGGGCAATCTAACGCCCGCGCCTGCGGCTACCGTTGTGACGTTGTTATAGACGTAGGTGATGGCTGTGGCATTACCGGCTGACGTACCAGCAGCCGTTACCGAGGCATTGCCATCACCACAAATGGATACTGTGGATAACTGCGAGATACCAGAGCCAAGTACGCGGGACGGGATCGGCATTACGCCGCCCTCGGTTCGGCACGCATACGCATGATTTCTGCAATCAGCCCCGGCCCTTTTACCTCCAAGTTAACGTCAGGCATAACGTCAAACAGTTTTTGAAACTCGTTAGCCTGCTGCGCCATCGCAAGGTTGCAGTTGAACTTCTTGCCTGTCGGGCCGCCTACCCAAATATCAATGGAGGGGCCGGTTGTTGCACCTGTGAAACGCTTAACACCGTCTGCACGGTTGCATGAGTCGTAGCCGTACAGCGTGAAAGTTCGGTAACCAAGGATGTAGCCAATGTTGATGGCGCGTAGCCCCGATGTGGTGCCACCGCCAATGGCGAGTTTGCCCGGCCCCATCGCCTGCATTTCTGCGCCTTCTGCCCATGAGTGCCACAGCATGATCTTGCGACCCTGCAAGTAGTCAAACGTGGAGGGCGGGCAGCGCGAGGCTGGCATATACACGGTGTGGTCGTTAAGTCGCTGGATGCCGTCTGTGCGGTCGCGCGGGTCAAGGTTGACCCACATATCAGGCTCAACGCCATTTTCCACCAAGAAATCGTGTGCGGCCTTTATAGCCACAATCGGACGCCCTTTTGCGCGGTGCGCCCGTATTTCGTCAATGTAATCCGGCATAGACCACCCGCTCGCCACCAACACCATGTGTCCATCGTGTGTGGTGGGAGCGAGGGCCAGTTCTGGTAGACCACGGGCAAGCGCGGAACGGATGTTGGAACAGAGTTCTTCTTCCGTGCCTGCCGCTTGTACCGTGATCTCCAGAGGTTGCATGGTTAGAACCCAACCACGCCGGTCGCCACGTGCGGATAGCCAGCCACGCAAGTCAGCGCGGTAGCACCCGAGGCGGTGGTGACGGCAACGATGCCTTCAACCAAACCGCCGGTCACGGTGGCGTCGTCAAGCACGCCAGCGGTAGCCGTCGTAAAGAGCGGCACAGCCGGGAGACATGACGCCGCAAGGTTCACAACGGGCTTGCCGCCCAACTGCACCCAGCCGTAGTAGGCCGAGGCAATGGACACCTGCGCAAAACCAACCGCCTTTGAATTGGCAGCGTTGGTCGTGGTCAGAGGCACAACCGTTTCGTCTACTCGGAGGGAAACCGCCGAGTAAGCAGGAACGGTAGAAGCAGCCTGCACATAGACAGCCTGACCGCCATCGTCAAGGTTGACGGTGGTGCCGACGTTAAACGACGGCGAGGTGTCCGTGTAACCGAGCGAAACGCCAATGAGATTGCTAGTAGAAATTGCCATTGTCGTTTACTCCTTAAGCAATCAACACGCCTTGGAACTGGCTGCCCGAGCAGGTGAGGTTACCGGCCCAGCCAATCAGTTTAACAATGGCGTCTTGGTTGACGGCCTGACGCTCGCCACCGATCGGAACAAAGTTGCGATCTTTGTGGGGGCGGAACATCAGGTACTTGGTGTTGAGGAACCACATATGGTTCGCATTGCCCGAGCCGCTGTTGTACGTGCTGGAACCGATACCACCGTCCAACACAACGTCGGACGCCATACCGGCACCGTAGTATTTCAACGACGCGAAACCCGCGCCCGCCATGCCCGAACCACTCTCCGTAATACGCTGGATCGCCTGTAGCGACTGCAAGTAGAAACGGTAGTAGTTGTTGT